AGGCCACACCCCGATAGGCCGGTGCGCGGCCCGCGCCTTCGACGGCCTCGATCTTGGGGTCGGGAAGCTGGGTTTCCTGTCCCTTATAGACCCGAAGCGTCAGCGACGTCGGGTCCACTTCCATGCCATCTGCCCAGATGCGCCCGATGCCTGCGATCTCGCCCTCGCACAGCGCGACGGCGAGGCTGATGGAGTAGGAGTAGGTTTCGGTCTTCGGCTGGGGTGTGCCCTTTCCGCCGGAACGCCGCACCTCCTCTCGAAATCGCGTCGCCCAGATGACCTGTCCTGCCAAACGGGCCCGGCCCCAGACCCGACCGATCGGCGCCCCGTCCGAAGCACCCATCAGCCTGAAGCGGTCAATACGGCCCACTTCGACCGGGTCCGAACCGGCTCCCAACAGACGCTGGTCGATCACGCGCCCAAGCGTGGCGCCGATAGCGCGACCGATGACGGCGCCCGACAGACCCAGGACCGTGCCGCCAAAGCCCGCCCCAATGGCGGCACCCGCCGCACCTAGAAGGATCGTCGCCATTCACCCCATCCTTTCCGGGAACGCAAAGCGTCCGGCCAGCCGCCGAGCCCATGGCGCGCTGAACGCGCTCTCCACCACGCCGTGCCCCGTATACGCATGCACAAAGCGCGGGGACCGGCCGACCTGCGTCGCAATCCCCAGATGCTTGGCCACGGCACCCTCCCGCATGCGGAAGAGAAGAACGTCCCCCGGTGCGTCGGCAGCGGATGGCACCATCCAGCGCAGAGCAGCGGCGAGGAGCAACTCCTGCCCAGCCGCTTCACCCCAGTCCGGGGTGTAGGCGGGTGGCCGTTCGGGCTCGTGCCCGGAAACCGCGCGCCACACGCCCCGCACCAGACCCAGGCAGTCTGTGCCCGCACCGCGCAGCGATGCCTGATGGACATATGGCGTCCCGAGCCAGGCACGCGCCTCGGCGACGATCGTCGCCTGAAACGGCGTCACGAGTAGAGGCTCCCGCCGTCGTTGCGCCCTGCCGGGACCGGGTAGGAGGTGAGCCAGTCTTCCCCGGGAACGTGCGGGAAACCACGAAAGTTCAGAAAGTTGCCAAACTTCAGCCGGCAGGTGTCCGATTGTCTGTCGCAACCGGCGTCGATCCGCAGAAGATCGCCCGGCTCCAGCGCGCCGATCCCCTGCCACAACTCCACCGTCCGCACCATGCCCGTCAGGCGGTCGTTCTTGACCACGCCGACCGCACCCGCTGCCGCACCCGACAGCACTTGAAGGCGCCCGCGCTCGAACCAGCGGTCGTCGAAACCGGCGAGCCCGGTAAAGCTCAGCACGCGTCCGCCGGCAACGGCCTCCACCGGCAAGGTGGCTGCATAGCCGGGCTGGTCCAGATCGAACCCGCAGCCCGCATCCCCCAGAACAGCAGAGCACGTGCGCTGGATGGCCCGCCCCTGCGGTTGATTCAGGGCCTCGGTCAGGCCACGAAGTTCCGCCCGGAAGGCACCGCCCGACCGCGAGATTTCACCGAGCGTGCCGCGGAACTCCACTTCACGAACCTCCGGATCGGTCCACACGACGCGCCAAACGGTCACTTCAGCCCCATCAAACTTGCCGTTCAACAGGTCCGCTTCCGTCACAGCCGTGTCGCTCAGGGCGCCGGCGGCTTCGGAATTGTCGACGGCAAGTCCCGTCGTCTGCTGCACGGCCCGCGCCGAGAGGCCGGTGCCGGCCCGGAACGTGGTATCCAGGAACGTCAGATTGAGGTCATGATCTGTGAACCCGAACACGGTGCCGTCGCGCCGGGCGACGCGCCAGCACCGGCAGACGAACGTGGTACCACCACGCAGATGCTCCAGAAATGCGCTCATAGCCGCAACTCCACCACCGGGACATTCGGCACGTCGCCAGCCTTGAAGCTGGCGACGGAGGTGGCAATCCGGTCCGTGTCGAACCGCACCGGCACGTCGAACTCGAAGCCTGCGGTCAGAACCGCGCCGATTGCTGGCGCCGTCTGCAGCTTCAGAAGACCTGTGGTCACATCCACGTCAAAGTCGATGGTTTCGACAAGCGGTACGTCCGACAGCGCCACCCGGACGCTCCCTGCAACAGGCTTGGCGATCGGTCGCACATAGGTCTGCTCGCCCGACCGGTAGGTCTTGGCAAGCGGGAACTCCCGCCGCACCCCATCCCCGGTGCCGACGACCTGGTCCAGTGACGTAACGGTCGCCGTTGCGGCGCAACTGCGATAGTCCGCCCAATCCTTCCAGCGGAACCCGAAGAGCTGCCCGCGCCGCGCCTCGAAGAAGGCGATCAGCGCCTCTACGTCCTCCAGGCTCCGCAAGCCCAGCCCAGCGTCGTAGCGCCGGCGCGAATGGGCCCAGGGGCTGTTTCGCTCCTCGAACCCGTTGACCAGCGTGACGATATCAGTCCGCCGTTGCGGCCCGCCGACCGAGCCGAAGCTCAGATTCGCGGGGAACCGCACCTCGTGAAATCCCATGGTCCCCTCACCGGTTCCGCTGCCCGCGCGACAGCGCGCGCGAGGCTTGTGCGGCGATCTGGCTCTGGCTGCGGCGAAAGCCCTCGACGTCCGGCGTGGTGATGTTCATCACGACGGTCACCGGCCGGGCCGCACCCCCGCCCTGCACGCCCAGCCGCCCGTCGGCGCCGCGCGCCAGCGGGAGGATCGCTTCCGGTCCCGCCTCGCCCATCAGCCCGGTGCCACCCCGCATCGGAAAGGCCATTGCCCCGCTCACCACACCGCCCGAGGCAAACGGCATCACCCGCCCCTGCGTGAAGGCCCCGCCCTTGGAAAAGGGCATCAGACCGGAGGTCAGCGCATTGATCCCATTGGCCAGAAAGCCGCCCAAGGCGTTCTGTACCGGCCGCATCGCCACATTGTAGACCGAGTTCACTATCGACTGACCCAGCCCCTTCAGCGCGTCCGACAGCCGCATCCCGTCGAACACGAGCCCGTCGAACGCGCGCCGCAGGCCGCCGCCGATGCCCGTGGCCAGGGTGTTCACCTCGCGCGAGGTGAACACCATGCTGTCCCGCATCCGCGCCAGTTCACCCTCGAACCCCGCCACCACGCCTGTCGCCTGCCCGACCGCGATCTCCAGGCTCGCGATCTGCGCTTCGATCTCTTCAAGGTCAGCCATGGTCCCCACCTTTCCCCACTCGATCCGGATAGGCCGCCGCAAGTTCTTCGAGCCGCGCCCGCGTGAGCGGTGGTGCAGCCCCCTCCAGACCCAGCAGCAGCCGCAGCTCCGCGGGCGTCAGGCGCCAGAACGCCTCGGGCGCAAGCTTCAGGCCCAAGAGCCCGGCCCGCATCAGCCCCGGCCAGTCGATTCCGCTCACGTCCCGAACGCCCGAACCAGAAGCTGCGCGGCAACCCGCGCCGCCTCCGCCGGACCGCCCCCGATGTCGACGGTGCGAAGGTCCTCGGCCGTTCCCTGCCAGCCGCCGCCCCGCAATCCCGCGACGACGAGCGCGAGCACGTCCCGCGCCGAATACGCGCCGCGTTCGAAGCGCTCAACCATCTCCACCAGCGACCCGGTCGCGAGCGCCGCCTCCAACTCCGCCAGCGCCCCCAGCGTCAGCTTTGCGACATGCCGCTGCCCGTCGAGCAGCAGCGCCACCTCGCCCGCCCACGGATTCGCCATCAGAGCGCCGTGAACGTGAGGACCCCGGCCGAGGCCATGGTCATCTCATAGGTCGCCTCGCCGTTGTGGCTGCCCGCATATTCCAGCGCCGTGATCTGGAACGGGCCCTGCACCACCCCGAACGACGGGATGACGACCTGGAACGCCGGCACCTCGCCGTCGAAGAAAATCTGCCGCGCCCGCGCGTCGGTCGCCTCGTCGCGAAAGACGCCGGAGCCGGAGATCGTCGCCGATTTCACGCCCGCGCCAGCCAGCAGCTCGCGCCAGCCTCCCTGGCTTTCCAGTGAGGTCACGTCCACGCTCTCGGCGTTGAAGCTGATGCGCTGCGCGCGTAGCCCAGCCACTGTCTCGAACAGACCGCCGCCGGTCATGTCCACCTTCACCAGCACGTCCTTGCCGCTCTGCACCGCCATCTCGTCTCTCCGTTGAAGGCCCGCTCAGGGCGCGTCAGAGTGCCACCCGGGCACGGAATTCCATGTCGATCCGCCGTGCTTCACCTGCCTCAAGCCGCCGGGCGACCGCGCGGCGGAAGTGGAGCGCGACCAGCGCCCCGCGAGACAGGCTCAGAGACGCCCCGACCAGCCGGTCCGAGACTTTCACCGCTACAGCCTTGGCCGCGGCAAAACCCTCGGCATCGGTGATGACGCTCACCGTCAGCCGGTGCTCCGACCCGCCGCCGGTCTGATCCGACCGGTCCAGCGCCTCCTCGGGACCAAGCAGGACGAAGGTCCCCTTCCCGCCACCCTTCGGCAGGGCATCGACCACCGGCACGCCCGCCAGTGCGGGGTCGGTTGCCAGCCGCCGGAAGATCGCGGCCTGCAGGGCCGCCGAACCGGCATAGCTCATTGCGGCTCCTCCTCCCGCGCGGTGCAGACCAGGTAGCGCCCGTCCGGATCGCGCTCCGTCACCGCCAGGATTGTGAAGACGCGCGACCCGTCCCGGAACCGCTGCCCGGGAACAGGGCGCGACGGCGCACCGACCGGCGATCCCCGAACCGTGATGCGGAACGGGATCGTGGCCTGCAGAACCTCTTCGCCTTCGGTCTCGCGGCCCGACCCGGGCACTACGTCTGCCCAGTGCCGGCCCTGCACCGCCCAGGTCCGCACATATCCGCCCGACCCATCGGCGGCGTCGACGGCCGCTTCGAGCACCAGCCAGCGTCTTAACTTGGGGCGGCTCATGACTGTCCCCCACCAAGCACCCGCACCGTGCGCCAGCGCGAGATCAGCGCGTTCACCGCCGCCGGGAACCCGCCGCCCTCGCGAAGACCGGCCTCATGGCGGGCCTCGTAGTATTCCGCCGCCAGCAGAAACACGGCCTGGCCCAGGTCCTTCGGCACCCCCGCCCAGGCTCCGAATCCGGCATCGAAGACCACCTCGGCGCGCCCGCCATCCGGCACCATCGGCAAGAGAAGCCCCTTCGCCGCCAGCTTCGGCCGGTGCGTGTCCTGCACCAGCCGGTAGCGCGACGGATCGACCGTGGTCACCGTGCCGGCCCCGTCCACCAGCGAGACGGAGATGACATCCGCCACCGGCGCGCAGGGCAAAGCCTGCGCATCGCGGTCGCGCCAGTCCTCCAGCGTCCAGAGAAAGCGACGCGTCACCAGCATCTTCGCCGTGCGTCCCTCCACTGCCGCGATCGCGGCGCGGAGATAGCCCTCCAGCAAGGCATCCTGGAACGTGTCGTCCGCAAACCCCGACCCCAGCCGCAGATGCGCCTTGAGCTCGGCCACCGGCAGCGCCGCACCCGGCACCGCCGCCTGTTCCACCAGCATCATGTCCCTCTCCCTCCGCCGCATGGGCGCGCGCCCCCCGCACCGCTCGGTCGGAGGAGTGTGCTAGACGGCACGGGACGGGGTTGCCCCCGACGCGCGCCCACCGTCCCGGTCCCGGCGAACGCCGCCAGGACCGGAAGACTTGCCGCACTTAGGTGGTGGCAACCCGCAGCAGCTTGATCGCGGCAAAGTCGGTCACCTCACCGCCCACGCGCTTGGTGGCGTAGAACAGGACGTGCGGCTTGGCCGAGAACGGGTCGCGAAGGATTCGAAGGTCCGGGCGCTCGGCGATCGTGTAGCCCGCACGGAAGTCGCCGAAAGCGATGGCAAAGGCGTTGGCCGCGACGTCCGGCATGTCCTCGGCGATCAGCACCGGGTAGCCCATCAGCCGCGGCGGCTCACCGGCCTGCAGACCGTCCGACCACAGGAACCGGCCGTCCGCGTCCTTCATCTTTCGCACCGCACCTGCGGTCTTCGAGTTCATCACGAAGGTCGCGTTCGCGCGGTAGTCCGCACCCAGGGCGTAGACCAGGTTGACGATGCAGTCGGCCTGGTTCGTGGCAGGGAAGTCGGCCGCCGCGCCCGTCGGCACATAGCCGAGGGTGCCCCAGGTCCAACTCGCGTTCGCCACCTTCGTGGGCAGCAGAATGCCCTTGGGCTTGTCCACCCCGTCCCCGTTCACGAAGGCCGCCGCCTCCGCCCGGATGAAGCGCGTCGCGATCTTGCCCGCGAGCCAGCCTTCGACGTCAAAGGCCGAGTCGTCGAG